GAAACGCCCAGGCAGCACACCGTAAATTTCAAACACGCGGTCTCGTGCCCTTCCAAGTCGGTTCCACTGCGGCTGCGCGCGGTAATCACCCTGCGCGCCGAGCGATTGCGGCACCGGGTTGCCATACGTGCGCCCCCGATCATCACTCCATCGGAGATACACAAGCGGCGCGGTCGCCTGATTCGGGAGAGTTGTAACGGAAACGATGATGTTTTGGCCTCCTCCTGTTTGTATTTGGTTGCCGTGATCGTCCACGATACCAATGGAGGATGACAAACCACCCAGGAACCTGGGCGCCGGACCGGCAAGCAGCCCCTCCTCGAACAGCACAGTCCCATCATGGATCGTGACGGACGACACAACCGGATTGCCAAAACCGTCCAGCACCGGATTGCCGAACCCGTCGAGAACATAGTTTGTCGTGAATGACGATGCGACCTGTGAGGATGCATCAATAGGCGGCGCGCCATTGACACCACTCGCACCGGTCAGCAATGGAAACGGCCCAGGCGGGTCAGTCGTTCCAAGTCCCGTAGCGGCTTCCACATCGAGCGACAGGCCGGGATAGATGACTTGCTTGCCATCACCAACCATGTGTGGAAACCCCCGCCGATAGTGAATCGGAGCGCCGTTGTCGGTGTGGTTGTCCGGGTCCAATTTATAGAGTTGCCCTGTCTGCCAGTCCGCCACGACATTGACGCCATACGCGAAGGCGGAACATGCGCCGCGGTGCCGGTGCTCGTTACCATCCGTGTCGGACCACATCGGCTCATGCCACTGATCCGGCACCGTCTCATCCCATCGCCATGAACGATCGGCCGTCGGAAAATTGATCTGATAGACCGTGTGGCCGCGTTGCTGAAACGTAAACCCTTCCGCGTCCGTCACCGTTGGATACTTCGCCATTTCGTTTTCCATGGCGAAATTACTAATTCGCTTGGCGTCATACCCTTCCGTGCGGACCACGATGGCCTGGCCGTTCTGATCCTGCGAAAGCCAGAATGCCGACCCGTTCGCCTGCGCGATGGAAGACTTCGCGATGCAACCGTGCTGGATGAACGGCCCCGGCATAATCTGGAACGGGAAATCGGCGGCGCCGGCGTCGAACCACACTTCCGTCGTGCGCTCGCCGATTAACCAGATTTCCCGCTTGGTCACGATGACGCTCACGAGATTGTCGGAATATCCGTTCTTCGCCGCTGACCATAACGCATCGAATTTGATTTGGTTGAGATACGTGCTGTAAAAATTCCGCGTGCCTGGCTGGTTAAGAACGATGAACCCGTCGATGATATCCACGCGATCGGCGCCGAAGAATGCATAGACCGCGCCCGCTGTCGGCGGGTCCGGGTTGTTCGCCGCGGATGTGATCTCGGTCATAACATCGGTCACCAGATCAATCTGCCAACCTCGCGAACTGCCATCCACCAGCACCAGCGTCGTGCCGTTATCCGCCATGCTCACACGACCAGTCGTGGTGCCGATGGTGCCAAGCTGCTTCAGTAGCCATCCGGGCGACACGCTGAAGACGTTCGGGCCTGAGGCATAGTAAAGTGTCCCGTTGTTCGCCCAATACAGGCCCCGGCCCGCGCCAGCGACGGGAGGGGAGGCGAGCGCGGTCAATCCAGGACAACCGTAGTATGTGAACGGCGCGGGGGCATCCTTGGGGTTGGCCTCAGCCGCCAGATTCACGCTGCGCGCCGCCGACGCGATAACACTACGCGCTTCGTAAGACCCGGACGTGAGGGCAACCCGCGGCATTTACGCGCTCTTGGCGCCGCCCTGCGCGCTGATCCACGACGTGCCGCTGGTCTGGATGAACACCGCGTTCTTGGCATTCGTCATCGTCACGCTCGCCGCCGTCGTGCCGCCGTCAATCGCGGTCAGCGTCTCATTCGGGAAAATCGCCATGGCGGATGCGCCAGAGTTGAAAATCCAGACTTCATTGCCTGGTATCGTCTGAACTGGTGGCAACTTCACCGCATCACCCGCCGTTCCTACCTTCGTCACAATGGCGATGCCGGTGTTGAGTGCCACGGCACCGGCCAGGGTCTGCGTCGTGCTGGCGGTGATGTTGTTCGTGATGCTGTTGATGTTGAAGCCTGTCGTCGTCACGGTTCCGACCGTGAGAGTAGACATCGTTCCAGACTGAGCGACCGTCCCTCCGTTGATCAGGTCCGCGAGATTGGCCTGCTTGCCGCCCGTAGGCGTGACAAGGATGGTGTTTGGCTTTTGCTGCTGGAACGTCGGCCCGGTCAGGATCAGTGTGTCATCGGCCATTGGTGGTTACTCCTGTAACGATCAGTAAACGGTCCCGGAAAATATGTTGTAGAGCGGTTTCCGCATCAATCCTGTCGGCATTTCCATGCGGGGTATCTGCGCGTTCGCGGTGCGGATTGTCTCAAGTGATGCCTTGGCCAGTCCGATCGTGGCTTCTGGCAAAGACGACCCCGGATAGATGGCGGCGAGCCGAACCGCGAGATTGGTCCAGATCGCCTCGGTATATTCGTCCGGCAGGTTGATCGACTGCACGTAACTGTCGAACTGCCGCAACGTGGCCTTTAGAACCAGATGCAGTTCGAACAGCGCGGCGGATGGAACCGGCCAGGGAAACACGGAACCAAGCGGAAAGTCGCTGTCATAGAAGATCGCGACCGGCCACGTGCCGAGCGTCTTTAGCGCGATGTTGCTGTAGTCCTCCCGCGACTGTAGGATGGTCAGCGGATAGTCCACGAAGTTCGGCGCGTTGTTGATGAATTGCCGGATGTAGGCCGCTTCCAGACGTGTCGGACGTGCCATGTTGAAGTCGCCGCCGGGACCGATCGTGTAGGATATCTGCCCCGTGGTAGGAACCGACACGTCCACCAGATGATAGACAAGCCACCGCTTGGCGTTCCACCCGGCGATCATCCCATTTAACGCCGCGAAGGCGTCGCTGTAGTCCTCCGGCAACGCCGTCTGACCAACGCCAAGCACGCCAATGGCGCGAAGGCCGAACGCGATCTGCTCCTGCGGCGTCGTCAGTGGCATCAGGTTGCCTTGGTTGCCGGCTTATCGTCCGCTTTGTCCGTCTGACCGAGCGCGGCGAGCGGTTGCACGGGCAGGGACGATGCGCGCGGCGCCGTGGGCAAAGACGCGAGGCGAGCGCGTTCCGCCGCGGCGTCCGCTGCCTTCTTGTCCGCCGCCTCGAGCAATGAAGCGCCCCCCATCGCCGTCCGCACCGCGTCGCGGTCCCTCGCACCCTGCGCGTGGGCTTCGAGGATGGCGGCGCGTTCGGCCTTCAATGCCGCATCGTCTGCCTTCCATTGCTCCTTGAGCGCCGCCAGCGCGGCCTCGGCTTCCTTGTGGCCTTCCTCCAGGATTTCCAGCGGCGTCATCGCACACCCTCCGGCGCCGTCGCGGCTTCCAGCAAATCCCGAAGCCGCTCAACCCCGTGCCGATGGTGGAACGGCACCCCGAGCGCGGTCAGTTGCGCGCGGAGTTCCTCGATCTCGTCCGATTCTGGCGAAGCGTTCCGAGCATTCGCCTGCAACATATATTCTCCGGCATCGGGAGTGCGCTGGCCGCCAAGCTGCGCCCGCAACGCCTCGATCTCGGCTTGCATCGCGGCCATCTTGCGGAGGTTGGCGAGTTCGGCCTCCAGCTTCGCCATGTCGTTACCCGGTGCCGGCGCATCAAGCGCATCGCCGAGTTCCCGCCGCAGTCGAACCGCGGACCATGACGGATCGGCGGCGATGCCCGCGGTGCGGCACCGCTGGATGAGGCCCTGGCGGTCTTCCTCCATCTGGGTCGTGGTCTTCCCGCCGGACAGAACGCGCTCTTCCTCGTCCTCGGAGTTCACCAGGATGTCCTCGAAGACCTCCTTCGTTTCCTTCCAGGTGATCGTCCGCTTGTCGCACGTCTCCGTGGCGCGCTCGAACTCCTTGGTGCCACGCGACAGGCGGATGACCTTCGGATACTCGTGATAAACGTAGTCGGCGGACAGAACGCCGTCCTCCTGCAACTTGGCGAGGCCGAACTGGAAGGCCCCGCCCATCAAGAGGAATTGCTGCTGCGCGCGTTGGATGTGGCCGCTCATGTGGTCTCCTGTTAGTTGTGCCAGCGCGGATGGAATTGCGCGGGTTCGAGTAATCGGTTCCGGTCCCATCCATCACGCATGCGGCGCATGATCGTGCTTCGGTTTATCCCGAAGTATTGGGATGCTTGGCTGACTGTCATTGGGCCGTGGATCGTCGGAATGATCTGATTGTCCCGCCGATTGTTCGCCTGCTGCTTGGCCGTCGCCCAGCGGCAGTTGTTCGGCTCGTAATTGCCGTTGACTTCCATTCGATCAATGGACAATCCCTTCTCCCAGGTCGGTCCCATGTCGTGCCAGAATTGCGTGTAGTCCTTCCATTGTTCGCAAACCGTGATGCCTCTGCCGCCATATTCCGGATAGCCAGGATCGGTCGGCAGATTGCACCTGCACAGCATCGCACGCCACGAAAGATAGGCCGGATGCTTGTGCATCCCATGCGTGGTGAAGCGCCTCACATTCTCTTCCGAGAGCCAACATCCGCAACTCTTGGATCGACCATTTCGCAATGACCGACCTATGACGCGCCTCTCTGTTCCGCACTCGCAAACGCAATACCACACCGTGGGTCGAGATGTTGTTTCGTCCCTGCTCCTTACGAGCCACCTTCCGAATTTCTGCCCGGTAAGATCGATCAT